TTGTATGTGTCAAGGAGTCTGGGTTAGAGACACAGCGTTGAGACTAAGACAAGCTGGTATAGAACTAACAAAGGCAGCATTAAATTCTACAAGAAATGCTGCATCTATCTATACTGGTGGCATTCAAAAGAATGCTAGTTGGAAGCACGATGTTGGTGGTCGCAGTGAAGATTTAACGTGGTTATTGTAAACAACAGATATTTATCTAAAAGCGCTTTAAAATATGGCAGAGAACAATCCTTCTCTATTTCAGAGGTTACAGAGATTGTTTTCCACAGACGTTATTATACGTAACGTAGGAGGAAACCAACTAAAAGTTATCGATGTCGATAGAGTTCAGTCAAGCGGAAACATTGACCAGAACAGAAGAGTCGATCGTTTTTCCCGTATGTATCAAAACATGCCGGGATTTTCTTATTATCACGGCCAACTACACTTAGCAACTCGTTTAGAGCTATTCAAAGATTACGAAGCAATGGATACAGATAGTATCATTTCTTCTGCACTGGATGTATACGCTGACGAATGCACTACTAAAGATGAAACTGGTAATGTTTTAATTATCAAGTCTCCAAACGAAAGAGTACAAAAGGTTTTACACAACCTATTCTACGATATCTTAAACATTGAGTTTAACCTATGGCCTTGGTCAAGAAACCTACTGAAGTATGGTGACTTCTTTCTCAAACTAAACATTGCAGACAAGTACGGTGTAATTGGTGTAGAACCTATTGCAGCTTATGAAATGATTAGAGAGGAAGGATTTGACCCTGAGAACCCATCTCGAGTAAGATTCAAAAGAGACTACTCAGCATTAGCAGCAAGATCGCATGTTGTCAATACTGAATCAGAAGAGTATGAGAACTATGAGATTGCTCACTTCCGTCTTTTAACAGACACAAACTTCCTACCTTATGGACGTTCAATCATCGAACCAGCAAGAAAGGTGTGGAAGCAAATCACACTTATGGAAGATGCAATGTTGATTCACCGAATCATGCGTGCTCCAGATAAGCGTGTATTTAAAATTGATATTGGAAACATTCCACCAAATGAAGTAGATGCTTACATGGAAGGAATGATCAATCGTATTAAGAAAATTCCTTTTGTGGATCCTGAGACAGGACAATACAATTTGAAGTACAATATGATGAACCTACTTGAAGACTTCTACTTCCCAGTACGTGGAGGAGATAGCGCAACTTCAGTAGAGCCATTAGCTGGCGTACAATACGACAGTATCCCAGACATCGAGTACTTGAAAGCTCGTTTGTTGGGATCATTAAAGATACCAAAAGCTTTCTTAGGATTCGAAGAAGACATCTCAGGTAAAGCTACTCTAGCATCACAAGATTTTCGTTTTGCAAGAACAGTTGAGCGTATTCAACGCATTATCTGCAGTGAGTTGTATAAGATTGCAATCGTACACTTATACTCTCAAGGATTTAATGACGAGGATTTAGTAGATTTTGAATTGCACCTTACAGTAGGTTCATCTGTGTATGAAAAAGAGAAGATTGAAATCTACACAAGTAAGGTGACATTGGCTGGTGATATGATAGACAAGAAGTTGTTTAGCCGTCAATGGATTTACGAAAACTTATTTGGTATGTCAGACGACGAGTTCTTAAAAGAGCAAGAGCGTATGGCACAAGACTACAAAATTCAATTCCGCCTTGAGCAAATCAAGACAGAAGGAAACGACCCAGTTAAGACTGGCATGTCATTTGGAACACCGCACGATCTTGCATCGTTGTACAAAGGTAACGGAGGAGTTCCAGGAGGCTACAACGAGAAGATGCCTGATGGAGGTTGGCCTGGTGCTGGACGTCCAGAAGAACCAGGTACATATGGTAAACATTCCCACCCACTTGGTTGGGATCCGCTAGGTAATAAAGCGAATAGAAAGGTTAATGAGGAGCATACAACGTTTATAAAGTCACTTAAAGAAACTGCACTAAGCAAAACATTGGAGGAAAAGCAAAATAGTGAGCCAGATTTGCTATCAGAAGCTAACATTTTAAACGATTAACCGATCAAATACATATTTATTACTAGATGAAAAAGTCGAGCCATAATAAAATAAAAAACACAATTATTTTGTTTGAACTGCTAACAAGGCAGGTGACATCTGACACCATGAAAGGAGTAGATGCATCACCAGCATTAGCACTCTTGAAGAAACATTTCAAGACTACATCAGCCCTAGGAAAAGAGTTGATTATGTATCAAACATTGGTTAACGAAAGCTATCGCAGTGAAAAAAAGGCAGACATGCTTATTAACACAGTGTTAGGCTTAAGAAAGAAGTTGAAAGCTGAATCTCTAAAGCAAGAGAAATATGATCTTATTAAGGAGATTAAAAAGCACTACGACCTAACAACCTTCTTCAACACAAAGATCCAGAACTACAAGCTATTTGCATCTCTATATCGCTTATTCGAAGGAGTATCTGTAGCAAGAGCTGCTGAGTTAGTTGATAGTCGCTTCACTCTGTTAGAGCACTTAACTCGCACAAAACAAAAAGCATCTCGTGATGAGATGAGTGGATTGTTGAGTGAGTACAAGAAGCAAGACGAGGATGTACGTCTTTTAGCTTACCAACTAATGGTAGATAAGTTTAACAGCAAATACGCTAACCTATCGCCTAAGCAAAGAGCAATCTTAAAAGAATATATCTACAACGTATCGAATACAGAAGGATTGAGAGAGTTTATGCTCAAAGAAGCTTACTCTCTAAAGTTAGATTTGCAAAAGCAAATGAAAAATGTGAACGATAAGGTTGTGAAGATTAAATTAGCAGAGGCAGTGACTCTTATGAAGAAGTATGAGAAGATACGAAACGTAAAAGAAGAGAATGTCTTATCATTATTGCTTTATCACGAACTTCTAAAAGAACTCAAAAATGCAGAAAGACGATCTAAATGAAGCGAAGAGATTCGTAAAGAAGTTAGCCAAGCTTAAGAAAATAAAAAAAGAAGGAACAGACAGCTCAGCTGCTGGTCCATTTTCTGCACCCAAAGCTTTTGTTGGTGATCCTAACGCAGAAGGAAGTGCGAAAGCAACTGGAGCGAATGGAACTACCTACATCGTAAAGCCTAAAAAAGACAAACGCTTCTTTATAGGCTACCAGGACCAAGGTAAGCCTTTGCCAAATGTAAATGAAGCAAGCTACAAGTCTTTTAAAGAAGATACAAGCAAGCCTGACTACAAAAAGGTAAATGAAGCTATCTTAGAAATCAATCGTAAGATTAACGAAATTAACCAAATACTAAAGCATTCTGTGAAGCTAAAAACAGAGGCGCAGGTAGGTAATGATAAGTTGTGGAAGCGCACCAACGAAGCTCTGCTAAAAATGCACAAGAGACTATCAGAAGCAAGTAAGCGAGTTAAAGAGGTAGCTAACCTAAAGGAGATTGAGTCAAACGCTCTTAGAGATAAGATGTTTAAGATTTTGCAATTAGCAAAAGCGCAAGTCTCTTTGGAAGATATTGATATCGTTAAGAGAGGCAACGTTTATAATATCGATGTAAGGTTCCATGGAGAGCCAATTGCATTTGATTTGGAAAACGACATGCTTACTTACCAGGACTACGACAAGGAAGTAGAATTAGGAAATATAAACAGAGAACAGGATATAGTTGCTAAACTAGACCAAGTACTCTAATATTTATAAACATGAAAAAACTATTAATAGATTCAATCGGTTGTCTATCTGTAACACCAGAGCAGATCAACGAGTCTATGCAGCAGAACAACGGTAAGGTAATCTTATCAGGAGTAATGCAAAGAGCAAATGCTACCAACCAAAACGGTAGACAGTATCCAGATGACATTCTACGTCGTGAAGCTGACAAGTACAAGCAAGTATTTGTAACAGAGCGTAGAGCATTAGGAGAACTAGACCACCCAGATTCTGGAGTAGTAAACCTACAAAACGTATCTCACAACGTAGTTGATCTATGGTGGGATGGTAATGACCTAATGGGCAAGATTGAAATCTTAGGAACCCCATCAGGAAACATTGCAAAAGAGCTTTTGAGATCTGGTATCCGTCTAGGAATTAGCTCAAGAGGTATGGGCAGTGTAAAGAACATCGGAGAAGGAAAGGTAGAGGTACAAGACGACTTTGAAATCGTTTGTTGGGATTTGGTAAGTAACCCATCAACTCAAGGTGCATTCATGTCACCACTTAACGAATCTGTATCACACGACAACAGACAAAATAAGTACTCAAAAGTACACTCACTAATAAACGACATAATCTCAGTAATGTAATGAAAGCAGAACAATTAAGAAAAATAATCCGTGAAGAAGTAGAAAGTATCCTAAGAGAGGAGTTTGACTACACACACGTAAAGCCCTTCAAAGGAGAAGTTCAAAAGATGGTATCACAACTAACCACGTTGAATGCTAAGATAGAAGAAAACGGACCTTTGAGCGAAGAAATCCAAGATGCAATCGATTCACTTAATGAGTTGTTTAGTAAACTACGATAAGATATGAAACTGAAGAAATTATTAGAAGGACTTGAAGGAGATTCTCCAAAAAAGACCACAAACGAAAAAGCTGCATTCCTAGAGGAAGTAAAGCGTTTTAATGAGTATGGCTCAGTAATCTATCGTACTGAAGATCTACGTCGTGTAGCTGAAGAGATTAACGAGCTTGTAACTAAAGCAGAAGCAGTTACTCTACAAGAGACTCAAGACTGGTTTGATGAAATCACAGTAAAGCGTAACATCAAGACTTTGCGTGAAGGCAATAAGCAGTTTGGACAAACTGTAAAAGAGATTTCTAAATTACAACAACGTTTAGAGTCTTTGTACGAAGAAATGGGACACAGCCTATCAAGATACTATGAGCTTTAATATAATAAGACTCAAAGACCTTATGCCTTTGCGTGAAGCAGAGGGGGATGAGGAAGAGGCAGGTGGAGGAAATCCATTTGCAGCAGCTGGTGGTGGTGAGGAAGCAGAAGCAGAAGAAGCGTCAGCAGACAGTCCAGCAGCGGAAGAGCCTGCAGCAGGAGAGGAAGGCGGAGAGGAGGATACTGCGAAAGCAAAGTCACAGCCAGACTTAAAATACCCTGTAAAATTTAATATTGGCAGAGTTAAAAAATACAACAACGCTGACTTTATTAGCAATCAAGGTGAATTAAAGAGCATCAACAGTAAAGGAATGATCGTAACGGTGAAACCAGACGACGTTGATGTGTTCGTAAACTTTAGTGATATAATCGACTAATAATGAAACTACAACCAATCCTAGAAGGAATCCTTAGAGAGGAAGAAGATAAGAAGCAAATCGCAGCTATGGATCAAGCTATGCAGGCAGCAGCGGTAGAACTTGCAAACTTATACAAGAGTAACGAAGCTGAAATTAAGCAGGACGTTGAACAGTCTGATGAAAAGCTTAACGAATCATTAGGAGCAGTAGCTATTATTGGATTTATCTTAGCAATGCCTAAAGTGGTTGAGTTGTTGGTGAAAGGAATAGGTAAGATTGTAGCTGTATGGAAAAAGTTAGTTAAGCCAGGACAAGCAAAAGGCCAAGAGGAAGAGTTCGCACACAACATCATTGAGTTTACACATAAGTGGCACAAGACCTACATCAAAGGGTTGAAGTGGATCCTACAAGTGTCTGGAGTGTTTAAAAAAGCAGGCATTGTCGGGGACGCTGCACAAATGAAAGCAGCAGAAGCAATCTACTACACAATCATAGCAGGACTAGCAATCTACTCAGGAGTAGGAGCAGTTGGAGCATTTAAAGCAGCCGCTCAAGGAGCAGCTCATGGTGGTGGATTTTCATTAGCAGCCTTTGAAGCAGCTATGGCTTCTATTAAGTCATCAGAGGTGTCTGAGTTTGTAGGAAAATTAGGGCTAAAAGCCGCATAATTTGTAGAAATTTTTTATGTTTTGGTAGTTCTTGAGACTACCTATAATAGAATACGTCATCAGTCTATATGGCGTCACTATACAACATTCTAATTGTGACTCTTAATAGTCGCACAACAAAACCAAATTTTTTTAAAGTATGAACAAACTACTTAAAGATGCAATCGCTGATGCTAAGGCAGTACGCGAAACAGCTCTAGCAAATGCTAAGTTGGCATTGGAGGAGGCGTTCGCACCAAAACTTCAATCTATGCTATCTTCTAAGATCCGTGAGGAAATGGAAGAAGAAGAGCCAACAGGAGAGGAGCCAGAAATGGAAGGTATGCACGCTGACAACAATGAGGAAGACATGAACATGGAGTCTCGCTTCAAGTCTTTGGCTGGTATTTCTGAAGAAGAGGGAGAAGAAGAGGACTTTTCTAGCGAAGAGGATTTTTCTGACGAATCTGAAGAGGATTACTCAGACGAAGGTGGAGAAGAGGATTTCAGCTCAGAAGAGGGTGAAGAAGATTTTTCTGACGAGTCTGACGAAGACCTAGAAGAAATCCTTCGTGAACTTGACGCTGAGGGCGGAGAAGAAGAAATGGCTGATGAGCCAGCTGAAGAGCCAGAAATGGATCTTGACGAGATCATCAATGCACTTCGTGAAGAAGAAGGAGAAGAAGAAGCTCCTGCTAAAGACGAAGAAGAAGTAGACCTTCAAGAACTTTTGAACTCTCTTAACGAAGAGGAAGGAGAGGAGAAAGAGGAGAAGGAGGAAATGGAAGAAGGTAAGATGAAGAAGAAAATGAACAAAATGGAAGAAGAGCTTAACGAAGCTTATTCTGCTGTCAAATTCTTGCGCACTAAGCTTTCTGAAGTAAACCTTCTTAACGCAAAATTACTATACGTGAACAAATTGTTCCGTAACAACCTAACTGAATCTCAGAAGGTTAAGATTATTGAAACTTTTGATCGTGCTAAGACTGTAAGAGAAGCGAAGCTTGTATTTGCTACTTTGTCTGAGTCATTGAGCGCTACTAAAGCTTCTACAAAACAAAACGCAACTAAGCAATCTGTAATGGAAAGCTTCGCTTCTAAAGCAACTGCAAAAACTAAATCAGTTCTTACTGAAGGAAACGACCAAGCCAACAGATTTAAAAAATTGGCAGGAATTATTTAATTAAAAACCCAAAACTCTTAAAAAAATGAATTTATTCGAAAACATGCAAGAGCCTAACAGAGGGAATGAGAACCGCGCACTTATCAGTAAGTGGGGTAAATCAGGTCTTTTGGAAGGTTTGAAGAGCGAGCACGAAAAAGCAACCGTGTCAGTTCTTTTAGAAAACCAAGCTAAGCAGTTGATCAAAGAAGGATCTGCTACTTCAGGTGGTGCTGGTACCTCTACTGGTACTGGATTTGAACAATGGACTGGTGTAGCTCTTCCGTTGATCCGTCGTATCTTTGCTGAGATTTCAGCTAAAGAATTCGTTAGCGTTCAACCAATGAACTTACCATCAGGTCTTGTGTTCTATTTGGACTTCAAGTATGGTACTAACAAGCAACCATTCGGTTTCTCTCCAACTGGTAAGAACCAAACTGGTACACTAATGGGTATCACTTCGCAATCTGGTGCTCCAACAGACGGTCTTTATGGTGCTGGTCGTTTTGGATACTCTATTAACATGACTCCTAGCTCATCAACTACGTCGATTACCACAGGATCAACAAGTGCAGTAGACGTATTCTTCGACGGTAACTATACCGCTTCTTTGGGAGCTGGTGGTTCTTGGAAGACTGTTCGTGTAGGCATTCCATCAAACGCTGACACAACAGCTGTTCGTTCTTTCCGTTTGTTCTCAGGATCATATGAATTGACTGGTTCACAAATCTTACCAGCATTTACTCAGATCACTGGATCAAGCATTCAATTCGTAGTAGCTGCAACAGCTGTAACCGCTCCATCATTCACAACTGCGATTTCTTATAGCTTGCAACCAACTAACGACACTCGTGGTGACTTCGAGGTACCAAACTCTCGTACTAGCGATTCTACTTCACAAAACCTTGACACTAGCCTTAATATCCCAGAGATCGAATTGCAAATGCGTTCTATTCCTGTGACTGCTAAGACTCGTAAGTTAAAGGCTGCTTGGACTCCAGAATTCGCGCAAGATTTGAACGCTTACCATTCAGTAGACGCTGAAGCAGAATTGACTGCTATGTTGTCTGAGTACGTTTCTATGGAAATTGACTTGGAAATCTTAGATATGTTGATCACTTCTGCTGCTACTACCGAGTATTGGTCAGCTAAGACAGGTCAAGTGTGGAACGGAAGCACTTTTACTGCTGACACTTTCTCTGGCCAAGCTTACATCCAAGGTACTTGGTTCGCTACACTAGGAACTAAACTACAAAAAGTTTCTAACCAAATTCACGCTAAGACATTACGTGGTGGTGCAAACTTCTTAGTATGTTCTCCAGATGTATCAACCATCCTTGAGTCTATCCCAGGATATGCTGCTGATGGTGACGGAAGCAAAGTTAAGTATGCAATGGGTGTACAGAAAGTAGGTGCTTTGACTAGCCGCTACACTGTATATAAGAACCCTTACATGCAAGAGAACACCGTATTGATGGGATTCCGTGGTAACCAATTCTTGGAAACAGGAGCTGTTTACGCACCATACATTCCATTGATGTTGACTCCACTTGTTTACGATCCTGCTAACTTCATTCCACGTCGTGGTGTGATGACTCGCTACGCGAAGATCGTAACTCGTCCAGAGTTCTACGGAAAAGTATATGTAGCTGATCTAGGTCAGTACTAAGAAATTAGTAGATAGTGTAAAAAGCCCCTCTTCGGAGGGGTTTTTTGTTTTCCCAAACTATTTATAGGAAACAACCTACTATGGAAGAAGTTACGGGCAAGCGTAAGCCAAAGGGCCCAATCAAGTTTCAAGTTACCCTTACAGAGGAACAGAAACTAGCAAAGTCGCAAATCCTAGACAACACTATCACAGTGTTAAAAGGATCAGCAGGAAGTGGAAAATCTATGGTAGCTGCACAAGTCGCTCTAGACCTATTATTCCGCAGAGATATTCAAAAGATCGTACTAACGAGGCCAGCAGTCACATCAGGTGAAGATATTGGATTTTTGCCCGGTGATAAGGACGCAAAACTAGCTCCATACACAGCTGCAATATACGATAATATGTATCGTTTGTACAAAAAGGAGATTATCGATAAGCACATTGCAGACGGCAATATAGAAGTGATTCCTTTAGCGTTTATGAGAGGTAGAAACTTATCAGACTGCTTTGTAGTAGTCGATGAGGCTCAGAACATCACTCATAGACAAATGGAGTTGTTGTTAGGTCGTTTATGCAACGGAGCAAAGATGATCCTATGCGGAGATGTAGCTCAAATCGACTTGAGAGACAAAAAGCAATCTGGATTCGACTTTGTGGTGAAGAGACTATCAACAATCCCAGGATTCGGAGTTATCACTCTAAAAACAAACCACAGACACGAAATCGTAGAGCCTATCTTAAATGTTTACAATGAATATCGCGACTAAGCTGATATTTATAAAAAACATTTTAGCATGGCAGCAGGTAAGTACTCGTTTACGATAGAGCAAGGTTCCACTGTGAACTTTGAAATACAATACAAAGACTCAGCAGGAGATCCTATATCGTTAGCAAATCACAGCGGTAGGATGCAAATACGCTCAGCGTATGCGGATAGCAATCCTACAACCTATGTAATCCTATCAAGCTCACTACTACCGGACGGTACCGGATTAAACTTTAGCGGAAGTAGTGGAACAACCTCACCTACGTCAGGATCAATTGGAATTTACATATCCGCAACATCTTCATCAGCCCTAACTTTCAACGAAGCTATATACGATCTAGAAATACAATCAGGAAGTGTTGTAACAAGGTTGTTAGAAGGAAAGGTGAGATTGAGTAGAGAAGTAACTCGATGATGCGTACAATAACCATAAATACACCAGGAC